GGGTTGATATTTCTAGAAAGAACAAAAAAGGAAACCACCCAGAATGCGGAGCATCATCTACCAGTAAACAACGTGGTTCTGGTAAAAGAGCATATCCAAAATGTGTACCAGCAACAAAAGCGGCATCCATGACACCAAAACAAAAGAAAAGTGCGGTAACAAGGAAAAGAAAATATGGATCGGTGGATAGTGGTAAAGCAAAAATGGTTTCAACTTATGTAAAGGATTAAATATGGAAATTGATAAAAAAATAGAAATGATACTTAAATCATTTGCTACATTTACTGCAATAGGTGTTATATTATCCATATTCATAGCTACAAAAATTGAAGGCGATAATATAAGACAGTATACGAAAACCAAAGACAGTTTGGAGGCATTGATAAACAAATATGAACTCGATTATGTTGAATTAAAAAAAAGAGCTGATAAACTCGATTCTCTTATTAAAGTTCGTAAAGATAGTATTCTGATAATAAAAGAAAGATTCTATATCTACAAGAATAGAGAAATAAAAAACCCAGATGAAGCAACCAAACTTATTAAAAACTTTTTGAATGAGTAATTTATGAAATATGTTATAGCATTATTATTTTCTGTTTCAGCAACATTTGCTTCCGAAAAAGACTCACTAATTTGTTTTACAAAACCAGAAGTAACTAAATTATGGAATAAAATTCAACTCATACGAGATTCAGTCGAATACTTAACTGCAGTTGTTAATAGTCAAGATACTGTAATAGATTTATATGTTTCTAGATCAGAAATGTTTATACAACAATTAAAAAATCGCGATGAGGCATTGATTGCTTGTAAAAAAAGAAGCGAAGAACTTGAAAAAATAAATGAAGAACTTCAACCTAGTTGGTATGATAATAAATTTTTGTGGTTTCTGACTGGAGCCGCTTCTGTTGTTACAATAATACTTGTAGTTCAATGAGTTCAGTTACTAAAAATCTAAAAGACATTATAAAGGAAGAATTTTCTAAATGTGCAGGAAATCCTGTATACTTTATGAAGCGTTATGCGAAAATTCAACATCCTACCCGTGGAAAAATACTTTTCGATTTATACCCGTTTCAAGAGGATGTATTAAGGCAATTTAATAAAAATAGATATAATATTGTACTAAAATCAAGACAACTGGGTATATCCACTTTAATTGCTGGTTACTCTTTATGGTTGATGTTATTTAATCAAGATAAAAATATTTTAGTCATTGCAACTAAACAAGAAACAGCAAAGAATCTAGTAACTAAAGTTCGAGTTATGTATGATAATTTGCCGAGTTGGTTGAAGACGGGTGTTCAAGAAGATAATAAATTGTCACTTCGTTTCAATAACGGATCACAAATAAAGGCTGTTTCTGCTGCTGCGGATTCTGCTCGATCTGAAGCACTTTCACTATTAATTATAGACGAGGCTGCTTTTATCGATGATATTGATAAAATTTGGGCATCCGCACAACAAACTTTAGCAACTGGTGGAACCGCAATTATAAATTCTACACCTAATGGAGTTGGAAATTTTTATCATAAACAGTGGGTAAAAGCAAAATTATCAGAAAACGGTGGATTCAACCCGATAGAGTTATTATGGCAAGTACACCCAGAACGAGACCAAAAATGGAGAGATGAGCAAGATATATTATTGGGACCAGATCTTGCAAAACAAGAATGTGACGGTAATTTTTTATCATCTGGTAGATCCGTCATAGAAGGGGAGTTAATAAAATGGTATGAAGAAACATATGTATCTGAACCAAAAGAAAAACGTGGAGTAGAAGAATCCCTATGGATATGGGAATACGCAGATCCAAATAAAACATATATGGTTGTTGCAGACGTTGCTAGGGGAGATGGTAACGATTACTCCGCATTTCATATTTTAGATATAGACACACTTGAACAAGTTGCTGAATATAAAGGGAAATTAGATACAAAAACTTATGGTAATTTGTTAGTATCAATATCAACTGAATATAATGACGCATTATTAGTTATAGAGAATGCTAATGTTGGTTGGGCTGTTATACAACAAGTTATAGATCGCGGTTATAATAATTTATATTATACCTATAAAGAAGATGGCTACATAGACCCATCAATCCATTTATCAAAAGGGTATGATTTGAAAGATAAATCACAAATGGTTCCTGGGTTTACAACATCATCGAAAACTAGACCACTATTAATATCAAAGCTAGAAACGTATTTTAGAGAAAGATCTGTGATAATAAAATCTGCAAGGTTGGCAGAAGAATTATATGTATTTATATGGAATGGTAGTAGGCCTGAAGCACAAACGGGTTATAACGACGATCTTGTTATGTCACTATCGATAGGATTGTGGGTAAGAGATACTGCATTAAAACTTCGTCAAGAAGGCTTGTTTAAGACTAGAATGAGCTTGGAATATCTGAATAAAAGTACAATTGTGCAAAATTCACAATATACTAGTTTTAATTCACCAGAACAGTCTTGGAAAATGAATGTGAATGGGGCATCCGAAGATTTAAATTGGTTGATTAAATAGTGTTTATGTATTTTTAACCATATTTATTAATAAACATTATCTACAGAATTATAGGTATATCATGTCTGAAAAAAAATCACTATTTGATCGATTGAAAGTTTTGTTTTCTACAAATGTTGTAGTTAGAAATGTCGGTGGTAAACGATTAAAAGTCGTTGACACTGCAAGATATCAGGCAGATGGTAATCCACATACATCAAAGGTTATAGATAGATATGGGAGATTACACGGAAGCAGGGGGACCCCTATATCGGTATATAATCAATATAACTCATTTTCTGCTACTAAAATAGATCTATACACAGATTATGAAGCAATGGATACTGATGCAATAATCTCATCGGCTTTAGACATATATTCCGATGAAAGTACTCTTAAAAATGATCAGGGAGAAGTTCTATCTATAAAGACAGATAATGATAATTTAAGAAAAATATTAAAGAATCTGTTTTATGATATATTAAATATAGAATATAATCTTTGGCCTTGGATACGAAATTTGTGTAAATATGGTGATTTCTATTTATATCTAGATGTTAAAGATGGGTTGGGGGTTACAAACGTTGTGCCATTATCACCATATGAAATGCAGAGAGAAGAAGGCACAGACCCAGAACACATCTACATGACAAAATTTATATATGAAGGACCATTAGGAAAAGGTGAATTTCAAAATTACGAAATTGCACACTTTAGACTATTAGGTGATACAAACTTTTTACCTTATGGTAAATCTATGATAGAAGGTGCTAGAAAGCTGTATAAACAATTAGTATTGATGGAAGATGCTATGTTAATACATAGAATAATGAGAGCACCAGAAAAAAGAGTATTCAAAATAGATATAGGAAATTTACCACCAAACGAAATAGATAATTATGTAAATTCAGTTATGACTAAAATGAAAAAAGTACCAGTTGTAAATGAGCAGACTGGGGACTATAATTTACGTTTTAATATGCAGAATTTATTAGAAGATTTTTATTTACCAGTTAGGGGTGATAAGACTGGAACAACTATTGAAACATTACCAGGATTACAATATCAAGCAATAGAAGATGTAGAATACTTAAAAAGTAAAATATTTGCAGCATTAAAAGTACCAAAGGCATTTTTAGGATATGATGAGTCAACCGAGGGAAAGGCAACTTTGGCAGCATTAGACATACGATTTGCCAGAACTATAGAGCGTGTTCAAAGAATAGTATTGTCTGAATTATCAAAAATAGCAATTGTTCATTTATACTCACAAGGATACGAAAATGCTGATCTTGTTAATTTTGAATTAAACTTAACTGGTCCGTCGATAATATATGAACAAGAAAAAATATCATTGATGAAGGAAAAGGTTGATTTGGCAGGTAGTTTGATGGAAAGAAAATTATTATCCATGAAATATATTTATAGAAATATATTCAATCTATCTGACGATGAAGCAGAATTCGAAAGAAATGAAATATTAGAAGATATAAAACATTCATTCAGACAAAATCAAATAGAAAACGAAGGAAACGATCCAGCTATAACTAAAGAGTCTTTTGGTACACCACATGATTTAGCAAGTATGAATTTGTATGGTGGGAAGAAAAATGAAAGACTAGTTGATAATGAAATACCAGAAGGTGGGTGGCCAGGTGCAGGAAGACCAGCAAAAAATTTAAATTATTCTACAGATGATAATCCGTTTGGCAGAGATCCGATAGGAAAAAAAGACGTATCCAAAACATTAGACGTTCAACAGTCGATTTCTCATAATTATAAAAACGGATCCCCATTATCTATGGAAAATAAGGACTTCGGTATAAACGTAAATAGATTAATAGACAGTATGTCTGGTATAAAAACAAAAAAAATAATATCGGAAAGTCTAAAATCATCAAATATAGACGATGATTCTAGACTAAATTTATTAAATGAAGACAATTTATTAGAAGAATTGTAAATTATCAATATTTATTTTATGTAGTATGTACTAACGGATAATTCGCAAAATGAAAAAAATAAAGCATTCTAAAATAAAAAATACAGGCATGTTGTTTGAATTGTTAGCAAGGCAAATAACGTCTGATATTATTTCCGCTAATGAATCAATGGCGGTAAAAATACTTCGTAAATTTTTTAATAAAAATACGGAGTTGATAAAAGAATATAAGTTGTACAATACTCTCTGTAATGAAAAGATGAAGTCAGAAACTAAAGCAAATATGCTTATAGAAGCTGTTTTAAAAGCTAAGATGGGTATTGATAAAAAGAAATTACAGCAAGAAAAATATGAGCTGATACACGAAATAAGGAATACTTTTGATATAGATTTATTTTTTCAAACAAAAGTTCAGAATTATAAATTACTGGCATCTATTTATAAATTATTTGAATACAAAGATACCGATAATCCTCTAGAACTAACAAAATCAAGAATAACCGTATTAGAGAACATAACAAAAAAGCCAGCCAAAAACATCATAACAGAAGAAACTGCAATCTTAGAAGAATCAAAAGAAGTTCGTTTATTATCATATAAATTATTAATAGAAAAATTTAATACTAAATATAATGATTTAAATGAAGATCAAAAACACGTATTGCGAGAATACATAAGTAATGTCAGCAATACTAATAATTTAAAAATGTTAATACAAAATGAAGCATCTAATATAAAAAAAATTCTTACAAAAAGGATATCAGAAGTAAAAGATACTTCATTAAAAATAAAAATACTAGAAATAACAAATTTATTAGATACGTATAATGATATTAAGACAGTGGAAGAGCATCATATATCATCACTTCTTAGATATTACAGTATATTAGATGATTTATCATGGAGTTAATAGATGGCAGACGCAAATCCAATACAACCGTATAGTTACGGTAGTTCTCAAGCAAACGACTTTGAAAGGAAGGGACACCCAGGAAAGTGGAAAAAAGCAGTATCGGTATCTGGAACTGTTTGGTTTACTGGATCAAATTATGGTGCTGGTGCAATAATACCACACTCATCTGCTGCTGGAACATTATATTTGTCAGATGGTGGATCGATAGATATAAGTAAATTAGCAAAAACATATATTCATGAATTTTCTATAGAAAGAATTGAAAGTGGTGCCGACTCGTATGTATTATTTAGAAACCAAGCTGTAAGGTAATGTATGAATGTTGAATCCTTTATAAAAAAAATAAAAGAATCATCCGAATATAAATTATTTGAACAAGAAATGGGTGCTAGTTATAGTAGTGTTGGTAATGTGACATCGAATATAGACGGATATCAAACCCCTAATGCTTTTTCTAAAAGTGAAGAAGATTTTGAAAAACATTCTAAAGATAGAATAGAAGTATTTGGTTATAA